TTTTCTCCTGAATTGCAGAATTGTCATTACCGGAAATTTCCGGCTTGGATCTGCCTACCCCAACACTGGAGTCAGCAGGAATGGAAACCATGCTCACTTCGAGCGGTTTAAACATATTGACTCTGTAAAGCGGTTTGTCTTTGTAACCGTTCTCGTCTTTCGTCATGCCTTGGATTTGGTATCCGATTGAAACATTGCCTCGAATGCCGTCCACTACGTCACGGTAAACTTCTTCCGCCATTGCGTTTTTGCTGAAGCGGACTTGCGCTCTGAGTTTGTCGTTGTCCATATACGCCTTTTCAACAACTCCAATCTGCTGTCTTGCGTCATGGTCTAAAAGCAGTGGCGCTTTGCCTGAAGACATGAATTCCATGTCAACGGAAGAGGCATTGTGTTCTAAAACTTCATAACCAAATTCTCTTTCAACCGGATTCGTTGAACTAATCGACATCATCACTCGACGGTCATGTTCTTCGTCCATAATCCGAACGCTTCCGGTGCGGTATTGCGTTTGAACTGGTAAGTCTCTTGTTTCGACTTGTTCAACTTCTCTTTCTTCCGGCTCTTCTGCGGCTTGTTCAGCCTTGGCAAACGCCACAATGTACTCGTCATTCGTTTCTTCAACGTCAATGACATGCCGCTCAGTCATACTCGTCAAATCCATTGCTCTGCCTTTGGTTGAGAGTGGATGTTTTTCTGGCAGCAAATCCGTATCATGCTTGCCGCTTTTAAATTTAAGATTTCGTAGAACGTAGAGGAATGAATTGACTCTGGCATATGCCCACTGTTCAGGACTTTTGACGCTGGGACGAACTGAAGATGGATTGGTCTTGTAGGCTCCAACGCCTCTTCTAAAAACTGTCCCAAGTGTTCTGGCGTTTGTGCGTTTTCTTGCGTCATCCCCAACTTTCTCGTTGTGTTCGTCCGCCTTGTTTTTTAGTCCTTCCTGAACTGCTCCGGTCAGTGGTTCTGCTCTTTCTTGTTTTTCTGCTGAACTCACGATTTTTTCTGACCAGCTTTTGCCAGCATCTCCACCCCACATAGCCCAAGCTATGCGTCCGTTGCTTGGATAACCTTTTTCTCCTGGTCGAAATCCTTCGGCTTTTTTGTCTACTTCATGCCTCGCAAAAAAAGACTTCATTCTCTTGACGGTTGCCAACGGTAAACTCTTGCCGTTGCTGATGTCTCTGGCTCTTGCGATTCCGACACTGGTTCCGCCTCTGCCAAATTCTTTTCTCCATTCTAGGCCACGGTTTGCCTCGGCAATCATGCCTTCGGTTGGCTTGTAGCTTTCTGCCATTACTCGACTTCTGGCTCAACAGGACCATGAGGCGAACCCAAAGGCTCAAAGGCTAGGCTGATTCCATAACGTTCCGCCATTGCCTTGTCGTTCTGCATTTGTTGAAAGACTTCTTCCACGTCACGCCCGTATTGTCTGGCAACGTCATTAAGGCTTTTGAATCCATTTCTAACTGCTTCGACTTCTGCCCGAATCTCTTTTGCTGGGTCCACCCAAGAAAAGCCTCTGCCTCTGAATTCCAAGGTGTTGCTGAACTTGTCGTATCTAGTGATTGGGATTGGGATTGAGCCGGAAGTCATTGCCATCTTCAGCCACTCTTGAGCAACAGGTTCGCAGAGGTGCTGAATCAAAAAGCTTTGAATCTGACGGTATAAATCGCGTTCTTCTAGTGCGCCTTGACGTATGGACGAATAACTGACGCCTTCGAGGTTGTTGCTGAGACTTGTGTAAGAAATGCCAAGTCCACTAGCAATGCCGCGAAGCACACCTTTATGAAATTCAGCGTAAGCACTGGTTGGATGGCTAGGATTCCACTCTTGGAAGCTCATTCCAGCCGGAAGCTGCTGAATTGAACCAGGCTCGCCAGACATGATTTGGTTCCCGTCTGATGATTCGTCACCAATGAAGCCTTCACCGTCTGCTGAAACCAAAAAACCCATTTTTGCGGCTGATGTGCGAGCAGCAATCAGTTCAGCTTCTTCGTATCCTGAGAGAATCCGCATTCTCGTCATTGCTGAAGCAAACCAACTGACGCCTCTTGTTTGTTGCGCTCGGTCAGGCAAATAAATGTGAAGGATGTCTTCAGCCGGAACTCTTGTCCTTTTGTCGCTTCTTCGTTGTCCAAAGGTATCGAACGGATGGCCTTGGCCTAATTTTAAGTAGTACGCTTGCGGTGCGTCGAACTCGTCCAACTCAACGCCCATCACCACCCTGCGGCCTCTTGGCTCAGTGGTGAAATATTCTTCGTCGAGGTAATCCGGCTCTAGCACCTGAAGTGCGAGTCCGTCACGCCAACGTTTGCCACGAACAAAACGAATCAGAATCTCGCCATCCCGACAAAGTCCCTGAATCACTAATCGCTGAACATCTAGCCAAGATTGACGCTGATTGGCGGAACAGGATTTACCCCAACGTCGAAAGGCTCGTTCAATGATTTCATTTCCGGCTGCGTCAAGTTGCCCGACATTTGGCTCGTTGAGATTTCTGGCGCGAGACTGAAGCGTGAAACCATGCTCGCCAACTACGTTAGAACTCATCAGTTGCAGGTAACGTCTGGCGTAATCGTCGTTTCGGCAAAGTTCTCTGGCTCTGTCTCGTAGACGTCTAAGCGAATACTGAAGTTCTGCGTCTGAGCTTGTGGTTGAGCCGACAAAATCCGCTAGGAATCTTGAACCAGCCGCGCCATCATATCGACGTTTTTTCTGCTTTGGACTTGGATTCTCTGGTGCTGGCCTATGCACTCGGTCAGTGAGCCACCACATTGCCTCTTGAATCATCCTGCTCTCCTGAACTCAACCTTCACCAGATTACCAGGACGTTTACCTGCTCTTGCTCTAGCTTGCTGATTTTCTTTAGCAACCTCTTGTCTGTAGTAGTCGCGCCACTTCATCAGGTCTTGAATTGAAAGCTTGGTCAGTGAGCGGTTGCCAATTGAGTATTCTTCAACGTCATTGTCCGCTCGGCCTTCGAGAAGAGATTGAATCTTCTCAAGCATGATTTCTGCGTGAGTTCTGGGATCGTGGTTGACGTCATAGTCATAAGAAATTTCCCAGTGTCCTTCTAAGACTTTGATTTTTTCTGAATCAGAGGTGCGAGTTATCCAAGCCTGCCAATGAACGTGGCCTTGTGGGTAGGTTTGCGTGGTGCTGGAAGAGACTTCAACGAAGTAGGTGCTGGCTGCTTCTGTGGCCTGAATCTTAAACTCAGTCGAAGAGCCACCATGTGATCGAGCGATATATTCCAGAGAATACGAATCTGGCGGATAATCAGAAGCGAGATCGTCCTTTCGCCAAAGCCAGCGTTCGCCAGCTACAAGACGGTCAGGTTCAATTGTGGGGTAGTTTGCGCGGTCGAATTGATTGGTTGCCATGCGCTAGAAATAGCGCAGAACTTCAAGCTTGTGGGCAGGATTGGCAGAATTGGCAAAATTGGCAGAATTTAAAAATCAGTTTAAGATTTCCACTCTCCACAAAAGTCAGTGTTTTCTGTAACAGGCCAATGAATCTTCATTTCAAGTGGCTTGGCTTGGTCACTTTGCTTGAACATTAACGGCATAGGCGCATTTCTGCGGCAATATCCAAATTCATCAACATTTTCAGGTAAGTCTTTTGCTGTGAATGTTGCCGAATCCCAAAAACGACAAGAATGACAACGCATTGCTTTTGGTGTGATTGCATGAGGCTGATCTTCTTCTTTGCCCCAAAGTAGCCATTGCTGAGAAATTCCAAATTCCAACTCAATGGCCTTGGCTAGGGTTGCTGATACCTCTGTGCCTCTCAGGAACAAGCTGCTCAATCCTGAGGGCGCCATACCTACCTTCTCGGCAAACTCAGAACGCGAAATTCCTAATGATTCAATGATTTCTAATAGCCTTCTGGTTGAGTCAGGCAAATTCTCTGCTGGTTTTGGTTTTCTTCCTCTCATGTTCCTCAATTTAATTTTGCAAATGAATCTAAATAACTGGTTTGGCTTTCGATTCTCCAACTTCCACCAACTTTGTAAGCCGGAACTAAGCCGGATTCACAG